CCGAGACTTTGAATATGTAAATGGAGATTCCGTGAGTACCACACCTACAGCCGAGATTGAAAACCCCGTCCCAGTAGTTAACGAAACCGATGACGAAGCTATGGATCGTATCCGTGAGCGTTTTGACATCCTGCACGAAATGACAAAGGCTACTGTGACCGGTGACATTCGTGCTATGATTGTAAGCGGCCCTCCAGGTGTGGGCAAGAGCTTTGGTGTGGAGCAAGAAATTGACAAGGCCTGCTTGTTTGATAAACTTGCAGGCAAGCGACTCCGTGCAGAGGTAGTCAAAGGCAGTGCCACTCCAATTGGACTGTACCAAACCCTGTACAAATACTCCGACGCCAACAGTGTCATTGTGTTTGATGACTGTGACAGCATCTTGTTGGATGACGTTGCACTTAACCTGCTCAAGGGTGCCTTGGACTCCGGCAAGAAACGTGTGATTAGTTGGTTGAGTGAGAGCAGTGCCTTGCGCAGAGAAGGTATCCCAGAACGTTTTGAGTTTAAGGGTAGTGTAATTTTTATTACTAACCTTAAGTTTGACAAGATGAAGAGTCAGAAGTTGCGGGACCACTTGGATGCACTGCAAAGTCGTTGCCACTATCTGGACTTGACCTTGGACACCATGCGTGACAAACTGTTGCGTATCAAACAGATTGCCAAGGACGGCGTGTTGTTTGCAGACTACGACTTTGACGAGTATGCGTCAGATGACATTATTGACTTTATGCACAGCAACAAAGATCGTTTGCGTGAGGTAAGTTTGCGTATGGCTCTTAAGATTGCAGATTTGCGCAAGAGCTTTCCTGGCAACTGGAAACGCATGAGCGAGACCACTTGTATGAAGAGTGCCTAACGTGGCTTGGATAGGTGTCTTAATGTTGCTGATGCTGGGACACCTTGGGTGGTCTTTGCTTTATGCATTTATTATTTTAGCGTTTGGAGATTGATATGTCAGGAAAAGCCAAGTCTGTTTACTTAACAGTAACACCCAAAGGCCAGTTTACGTCAGTGTTTCGTAAAACATTTTTTGATGCCAAGGCCTACAACGACTATGTCAAATCAGAAGAGTTCCGAGCCAAATGGCCTGCAGAACAATACGATTTTGTAAAAGAAACTTATTAACAGGAGTGCCAGATGTACAAGATTTATGATGGTGAGTTGTTTTTGTTTGCTGTGGATACCCGGTATGAAGCAGACGAACAGCGTGATCAAGGTTTTCGTGTGGTAGTTGGTTAGTTCATTTTTTCTCCTTTTTCCCGGGAGTAGGTTGGCTCCGGCCCGGGTTTTATGACAGACACCCTTAAAAAAGGTGTCTGTCTTTTTGACTTCTTAAGATAATAAGTATATACTATTATTATGACTCAGCATCTAACAGTCCTATTAGGACGTGACAAAGATTTATTGCTTAAATTCCGATTACGTGATACTCCGGTTGCTAACCTGTGGATTGATCGTATGCAGTCTCGTGGCGATTATCCGTTGGACCATCCAGACAGATTTTATGGGTTTGGCACATTAGAACAAGAACAAGCACGAGCAGTATCGTATATTCAAAGTTGCATCACTACAATTAACTCACATGAAACTATAATATATAGACCTTTTGAATACACACAAGATTGCCTTAACTATTTGCACAATATATTTGAACAGTATCATGGATTACTAGATCAACAAAACAGCGACTATTGGAATCGTGCCCCTATCGCAGTGAGGAAGGCATTAGCCGAACTTAATTTAGCAGTTCATAGATGCGAAACAGTTGCTAAAAAATTGTACCCACGATTTGTTTGCACTTGGTATGGTATGCCAAAAACACACTGCATAGATTTAGATTTACAAGATCAATTCAATGAACAATCAATTCAATTTGGAACAGTTTATTTGAACTATTGTGAGATTGGTAAAACTACCGAAGATCTTGCCAACGACAACGATGAGTATATTGCTGATGACGCATTCAAACCGTTTAGTCACTACAGCGCAGATTTTAATGTACAGTTTTGCGACCGAGATCTAATGCCAAGTTATGGCAAAATTCAAAAATATATTGACAAACATCGTGATTTTTTTCTTGCTCACAATATCACAAACGTGTATAATATAAAAGCACGACCAATACGATTGCCAGTTGCAGATTTAATTTATGATGGCAACCAGACTCAAATATTATCTGACATTGCCACACGGCAATGGGTACACAAAGTGACAATAGAATGAAACACGCAACAATAGTAATTAAAGACGAAGTAAATATCAAAATTGAAGGGCTAGAACTGGATGCTCGTCGTGCGCTAGTAAACGCATTCAAATATGATGTGCCAGGCGCACGTTATTTGCCTGCTGTGAGACTAGGGCGGTGGGATGGTAAGGTCAGTTACTTCCAACTTGGTGGCAGCACTTATGTGAACCTGTTGCCGGAGATCGTTCCCATATTAGAAAAGTTCAATTACGACATTGAACTAGATGACCAACGCGAGTACTCTACTGTGTTTGACTTTACACAGATCCGAGAAGATTCGTTTGCACACAAGGTATGGCCCGAGACACATCCAATGGCCGGTGAACCGGTGGTACTGCGTGACTACCAAGTAGAGATTATAAACAATTTCCTGGGCAATCCGCAATGCATACAAGAAGTGGCCACAGGTGCAGGCAAGACCTTGATGACAGCGGCCTTAAGTTTAAGCATAGAACCATATGGGCGTTCAATTGTTATTGTGCCCAACAAGAGTTTGGTAACACAGACAGAAGCAGACTACAAGAACCTAGGATTGGATGTGGGTGTTTACTTTGGTGACCGTAAAGAGCATGGCCGGACACACACAATTTGTACTTGGCAAAGTTTAAATGTGTTGATGAAGAACACAAAGAACGGTGTGGCAGAAGTCACCATCCAGGACTTTATTCAGGATGTGGTATGTGTGATGGTAGATGAAGTACACATGGCCAAGGCAGATGCACTTAAATCTTTGTTGACAGGCATCATGGCTAGAGTGCCAATTCGATGGGGGCTAACAGGAACTGTGCCCAAAGAACCGTTTGAATTCCAAGCACTAAAGTGCAGTCTTGGCCCTGTTATTAATCAACTCTCAGCAAGCGAACTACAAGATCGTGGCGTGTTGGCACAATGTCATGTGAACATTGTGCAGTTGGTGGATCACGCAGAGTTTAGTAATTATCAAAGTGAGTTGAAGTTCTTGTTGGAAGAGCCAGACAGACTCACTGCCATTGCCAACTTGGTGTTGCATGTTAACGACACAGGCAATACACTTGTATTGGTAGACCGTGTAGCAGCCGGTCATGCTTTGATTGAACGCCTGGGCGATCGAGCAGTGTTTGTATCAGGTGCAACTAAAGCAGGAGCAAGACAAGATGAATATGACGAAGTGGCCACCAGCACTGGCAAGATTATTGTGGCGACTTACGGTGTGGCCGCTGTGGGTATTAATATTCCAAGGATTTTTAATTTGGTTCTTCTTGAACCCGGAAAGAGCTTTGTCCGTGTTATACAGTCAATTGGGCGCGGCATTAGAAAAGCGGAAGACAAAGACCATGTAGAGATTTGGGATATAACCAGCACTTGTAAGTTTGCCAAACGGCATTTGACCAAGCGCAAGGTATTTTATCGCGATGCAAACTATCCGTTCTCTCAGGAAAAACTAGAGTGGAAGTGACAGTCAAATCTCTTGACATTTGAATGCATATACTATATTATACTTACATGAGAATACTAACACTAGACAACCGAGCATTTGACCTTGACCATCTTCCAGAAGAAGTTGAAGACATGAGGTTTGCTATATTTGACAACAGTGATCCCAAGGATCCAGACTATCACTATATTCCACTTATCTTCCTAGAAAGTTTTAACGCACCTGCACTGGTATTACAAATTGGTGAACACAAAATACGCATGCCCATGGACTGGCAGATATTAATCGGCGAACCTGAAGTGGGAGACTTAGAAGTACTGCCATTGACCAGTATCAATGATCGTGGCTTCAAGGTATTTCAGTTCAATCCATTAAGCAGTTTCCGTCCAAGTTTTCCAACTGTTGAAATTGTAGACGTGTATCATGAAGTGGCCTGGTATGCTCCTAAACTAAAAAACGGACAGATGTTATGTATTCCCCTGAGTGATGATCCCAAACCAGACTGTGTGTATTTTGTCAAAGACATCAGTCGTAACTGTGAAATTGTGGACTATGACAAGGCCTGGTGATGAGTGATAAACTAAACATTGCCAACGAGATGCGACAGTTTGATCGCAAGGATCGTAATTTTTATAAAGATTTAACAGACGAAGAACGTAAAAAGTTCAGCAACTATCTTATGATACGATGGGGTAGTTCAGTTGAAGGATCACGAGAGCTACAAGAGTTTTATCTCATTGCCACCAATGAACGTTTTAACAAACATTTCTTCGCACTGAGCCGGCACCCAGAACTGCAATGGCTGTGTGCTACCACTGTTAGTCCTGACATGGGCACACCCAGACATACCTGGATTGCTCCCAAGAAGAAAGAACCCGGTGCTAGTAGCATACGCAAACAGTTGGCAGAACTGTATCCACATTTAAAGGACGATGACATTGCGGTGCTGGCGTCGATTACTACTAAAAAAGAAATTGACGAACACTTGAAGTTGTCAGGGCAAGACACTAAAAAATGAGTTACACCTGTCAGTATTGTCGGAAAGACTTTGTCAAAGAAACAAGCCTGACGGTGCATAGTTGTGAGCCACGCAGACGTAGACAAGAACGAGCAGAGCGTGGTGTGGAACTGGGCTTTCAAGCGTACATTAAGTTCTACGAAATGACACAAGGCAGTGCTAAACTAAAGACATTTGATGACTTTGCTGACTCACCGTACTACCGAGCATTTGTAAAGTTTGGTCGTTACTGTGTGGCCATACGTGCCATTAACCCTCCACGTTTTATGGAATGGGTACTGAAACAAAACAAAAAGATTGATCACTGGTGCCGTGATGCTGTATACACAGAATACTTGATATATTATTTGCAAGTAGAAAACATCAACGATGCCTTGGCTCGTGCAATAGAGTACGGTATTGACTGGGCAGAGAAAACAGGCAACCCTGCTCAGGATTGTTTACGCTATGGCGGTACCAATGCCACGGTGTATGCAGTGACAACAGGTCGTATAAGTCCTTGGGTAATTTACAACAGTGAATCTGGACAACGGTTTTTAAGCACATTAGATGCTGGTCAAATTGCCATGGTATGGTCATACATTGACTCGGATGTTTGGCAGAAAAAGTTTACGGATTACTCTGCAGATCAAGAGTACGCCAAAGAAATATTAACGCAGGCAGGTTGGTAATGAGTGCAGATATTGATTTAGACTTTGCTAACAGAGAAGACATACTGAAGTTGATCCGTCACACACCGGCACGGCAACTGCATCAAGGGCAAGTGCGTCGTCATAACTCTGGTGTGTATGCGACAGACATTCCACTGGATCCTGTGAATCGTTGTGCGGCTATAGACTATGAAGAAGCAGAACAGTTGGGTTATTTTAAAATTGACTTTTTAAACATGAGTGTTTATCAGTTGATTACCAGCCCAGAGCACTATGCAACAGCAGTCACCACAGAGCCCACTTGGACAAGACTGTGGCAAGAACCAGAATGGGCAACCCAACTAGCACACGTGGGCAACTACACTGATTTGTTAAAAGCAATGCGACCAGATAGTATTCCACGCATGGCAGCGTTTATCAGTATCATTCGTCCGGGCAAAGCACACTTGCAACGGCAGCCCTGGGACGTGGTGTTCGACTCTGTGTGGGACGGTGATGAAAGTCGAGGCTACACATTTAAGAAAAGCCACGCAATCTCTTACGCAGCCTTAGTAGCATTACACATGAACCTGCTCAGTCCATCCGTCGCACAAGTGTGATACTTTTGCGTTTGCCTTTTTTCAGTGCAATGTCAGCCAGGCTGCAAACAGGCCCGTGTAAGATTTCCAAGTCTTTGTTGGCAAATGTGCGTAGACAAGGACGGAATACGTCCCAGTCTTTTTTTAGGAAGATGTTGATGGGAATACTTCTATTGCTTTCCCACCACCAAGCATTGGCTAATTCCAAGAATCTTTGCTTTAGTACCGGATCGTAAATGCTGCCAAAGTCGTATATGGTGGTAACAGTGGCGTCTTGATTCTGCACAATGCCCACGTACTCCGTGGAAGCATATACACACAGTGTAATAAAGGGGTATTGTTCGCTGAGTTTAGTAAAGATATCATTGGCCATCGGTGGTATTTATACCGTGCATTTTTGGCTAAATTTAAAGGTTA